AACCCGATCACAAAAGGTCTCGACCTTCGCTTCGATCTCCCGGCTCCTGAGAAGGAGATTCCCCGGATCCCACGACACATCACCATAAAGATCCGGGGAGATCTCCCGACCCCAAAGCACCTTCTGGGCATATACCGCCAGAGAAAAACAATCGGCCCCTTCAGGGGGCTGATCTTCGCTGCTCCATGGAATGCCAACCAGGTTCCTCATTTCATTTATACACCTGCCGAACGTCCTTACTCGCTGGCAAGTAAGGGAACAGATTCACCCAGTACATTCTCCGCGGGGTCTTCTTCTTGAGGCTGAAGTCCGCCCATATCGATAGGCTCAAGGCATATTCATTGATGAGCGCTTGTTTAACCCGGCCGATGAAGAGCAGCTGCGCCCCGTCCTCATACGCCAGCAGATCCTTGAACCCTCTCAGGACATGAACCGTGACACCGTTGAGCCGGACTGTCTGCGCGAGGGCCGAGAACTCCCGGCTCACGTTGTCGATCATTACGGTGACGGTGTCGATGGTGCTCTCCTTGCTGACTTCCAACTGCTCGAACTTAAGGCCGCACGATGTATAAATCTTCGGAAACCCGTCCTCGTCGAACCAGCCGATGTCAGTCCGGGATCCCGTGACAGGATCGAAATCACAATCAGTAAGGTACAGGCTGTGCTTTACCGCAGGATTGACCACCTCCGGGATATTCAGGATCCTGACCAGCAGGACGGGATGGATGACGTCTTTGCTTGCCTCTGTGTTGAATCTCTCACTCGCCCTCGGCATTACGCCACACCTCGGATAGCCTTGCGGATCGCACCATCGCGCATAAGGTTCTCCAGGACCAGGGATTCAAAAACGCCCTTATTTGTCCTGGCTAACTGAACAAAACTCTGGGCATCAACGGCGTTAATGTTCATGGTGACATTGACAGTATCGCCCCCTCCTTCGGCTTCAACCCCCAGCCGCCCGTCGCGCCCACGCTTCAGGGGCATGACCGCCTCTGGGCCGGCTTCTCCCATAAGCCCCATTCCGCCAGCCATGGGGAAGATCGTAGGTTTGGTTACGATCCCGCCCTGGGCGAAAGGAACTATCCTGCCCATGGACAAAACCCCGCCGTCCGAAAATCCAAAGAGCCCTCTGGCCCACTTGACAAAAGGCTCGACGATCATGAACTGGATCAGCATCTGCGTTATCATGCGGGCGAAGGATTGCGCTATCTCCTCGAACGTTACATCCGATTTCCAGAGCAGATCGTTGAGTTGGCTGGAAAAACTATTGGCCCATCCCTCAAAGGCAGATGCCATCTTTTCATTAAATGTCTCTTCTGATATTGCCTCTAATTCTTGTCCCATTTGGCGATATAGATCTGAAATAAGCAATGTGCCTTCATCTACCGCCAGTACCTGAGCATCAATTGCGCTCTGTACAATGTCTATCTGGCGCTGGTAGGACACCCTGATGGACTCCTCTTGCGTGAGGAGGCTTTCCCGGATAGACTCCACCTGGCTAGCCAAATTCATAGATTCCCTCAATGCCTCATTCGCTTCCACCTGAGCATAGATGGAGCGGTAAAGGTCTGAACCTACTTCCACCCCCGCCTCCCGGGCAAGGTTCATTGCCTTTTGAGCAGTCTCAGTTAGCCGGAGGGATTCCGCTTCCTGCTGGAGGGCCCGTATAATCTCCTGGGTTTTATTCTCCGCTGATTGAGCATACTCCTCCTGTGCTATTATGGCTTTTCTGAGGTCATAAAGTTTTTGGAGTTCCGGCGGAACCATCCCTATTGCCTTGGCCTCATTCGCAAACCATTGGTCTAATTGGTACCGCTGGTAATCCGCAACAGAAAGGGTCAACTCCGCTATCCCATCCCGGTAACGCTGAAGGGCTTTGGCTAACTCGTTGGCCTTGCTTTTGGCTGATTCCAAATCAGGCCCCAAATCCGGAGGCTCCCACGGGGCCTCTTCCTTCTTCCCATATTTTGCTTCCAAAGCCAAATTCCGCCAGTCCGTTTCCTCATACCCTCCGGGAGTCCGGACCCTCCCCGCTTTATCCAGCCCATATAACAAGCCTTTCCCCATCCCCAGATAGGAGGACACCTCCCGGTTCAACTCCCGCTGGGCCTCCGTCATACTTTTTGTCCTATCGGTCAAATTACCAAACAACCGAATAAGGGCATATACCGAACCTATCAATAGCATAAATTTTCCAACTACAATCCCGAAGGGTATCAAGAAAGCGTTGAACGATATGGTGAGCCCGCCCATCGCCTTGGCAAAGGCGATAATATGCCCCACAATAGTCATAATTTTCAAAGAGGCCCAAGCGATAGCCATACCTTTTATCACGTTGATAAGGGCTTCCATATTTTCCGCCAGGAAAACTATTCCTTGCATCGCTTTCATTGCCCCTTCAACAATAGCCCCAAAGAAGATATCCGCCCCCCTCTTGAATTTATCGGAGGAGATAACCTCTGTAAGGGCCTCTATTTTCTGACGTAATTCTGTAAAATTCTCCCGCTTATTCATTTCAAACAAGTCCCCCCAGGCGTTCTTCAACGACTGGATAGCCCCGCCTAACGTTTCCCGCATCGCTCTAGCCATCCCACCAAACTGGGATTTCAACTCCGCCAGAATAATTTTCTGGGCCTTCATCACTTCCCCGCTTTTGATGAGAGCCCTTATTTGCTCCTCCTGGTCTTTTGTGAACTGGATACCAACCCTCCGCATAGCCGTAAGTCCCATAATTGGGTCATTAAGGGCCTTCCCCAACATGACCGCAGACTCCTTCAAACCCTGCTTCATTGCCACAGATAGATTTAAAGCGGCTTTGGTCGCCTGGTCAAAAACATCTCCTTTGATATCTTTGAATGTAAGTAATAGAGCCTGTAATCCCATTATCGTTTCATCACCAAAGGTGGTGACCTTTTGGAGGGAGCCCGCCATTTTTTCCAATTCTATCGCTGTTTTACCGGAGACACCCCCGGTGGACTTGAGGGCTGTCTCTACCCGCTGAAGGGCCTCCTCCTGCTCTATTGACGCAGAAATAATCTGATTGAAGGTCCGGCGGGTAGCATACAGCCCCCCTATCCCAATTGCTACCTTTTTCAAAGTGGACGCCAGAGAGGAGGCACTTTTTTCAGTCCGGTCTAGGGATTTTTGGGCACTTCCCCCAAATTCTTCCATCTCCTTCCGGGCCTGTTTCAGCCGGGTAGTATCTACCCCAAGAATGACTAACAACTCCGCCATAGGTGTCATTTTTTCCTCTCCCTCCTCTCTGACCCTTTCGGAAACCGGGTTTGATTCACTTTATGTATCCCAGAAAGTATTTGCTTCATTTCCTCCACTGATTGCTCCGCCTTGACTGGCTCCTCTCCCCATCTGGGTATAAAGTCCTTGGCCGTAGCCATCGGGGAGGAACCCTTTTCGCCCCAATACACCTTGAACAAATTAGATAAGAGAGCCATCAGCCCGGCAAACAGATAATCCAACCGCTCATCCCCAAGGGGCTCAATGGAAGCAAACGCCTCCCATTCTTTGAGTTGGGGCCCGGATAAATCCTCCAACAGATAATCCGGGTGGGGATACCCTAATGTTTGTGCGAGCCTGAACTGGAACCTCCTTCCCGGCCTTTTTTTAAGTTTTTTACCATGTCTTTCTGGTCCTGTTCCGTAATACGGTTCAACCGCTGTGCCACCTCAACGATTTTATGGAGCCGGGAGGCTTTTATGTTCTGGCTCAACGTTTCATAATCCCCCGGTTCCATGATATTCTCCCCGTTCTCATCGCAGAGGGTGTATACTGCTAGTTTTGCCCGGAAATCCTCCAAATTCTGCGTAACGTCAACCACCTTTCCGGCCTCATCCCTCACATCCTGAAGGATACTGGCTTCAAAGCGGTCCCGTTCCCTTCCCGTCATCTGGCGGACAAAAACAAAATCCCCATCCCCCAGGTCCACTTTCGTAATTTCCAACGCTTGTTTCTTGAGTAGTGCTTCCCGATTTAACAGGGCCATGATTAGGCACCTCCTAGTTTATTTTATTATGCTCCACTTGAATTGCTGTACAGATCCACCTTGCCGGAAATCTGAATTACCGTATCCACCGCTATGAGTCCCTCTGGAATTGTGAGCGGAATTTCAGTTACAATTCCCTCGAACTCAAGAACCGTTTCATCATCATCCGGGAGCACAATACGATAATTCTGCAAATCGTCGCTCTCAAAATCGTCCTTCAGAGCCTCGTACCCCGCTCGTGTATAGTTCATAGAAAGAGCAATTGTGCCCGGATTCCGAAAGCCTGTGATGAAGGTCCGATATCCGCCTTCAGTATTGAGCGTGGTTGTATCAATGGTGTCCCGGGTCATACTAGGTCCAGTTATACTACGAATTTCAGCAATTTCTTCCCAGTCACCGGAACTACCTACAGCCGCCCATCTCTGAAAACTTACACCTACTCCAGATTTTGCCACGTTAAATTACCTCCTTTCTTTGCAAATCAAAATTGGCTACAAAAATCGCCCGCCCGTTGTCATCCCATGCCATAAATGCGGGGCTTGCCGTGCATCTAATTACATCGTACAAAGCATCATTCCACTCTTCTCCTGCCCGGCCGTGGAGAGATGCTATTACATCATTAATTTGTGCCCATCCGTCTGGGTATGAATTATTCCGCACTCGTATTTGGATGGATGGATATTCATAATGCACTTGTTTATCTAGCGTCAACATAGGGGCTCTGCCCACAGAATCAAAAATGGTAACGCAATTATCAGGGGTTGATGGTTCAGCCCCGATAAATAAATTTTCGCCGAATTGAAGTTCCGACAATGAACCATCTTCA